CAAGGCTGGAATAAAACAAACAAGGAGAAAGATGAATTCATTTAAGAAAATTGCCCTAGGACTCGCTGCAGCAATGTCCTTTGGCGTTATGTCAGCACTTCCGACAAGTGCTGCTGTAATTGCACCAGCACTAACGATTGACTCTGCTACAGATACAATCACTGCAGGTGAGACTGCTACAGCAGTAGTAACATTGTCATTTATTTCAGAAACAGCAGCAGACACAGCAACGGTGCTATCTGCTATTTTTGCACAGCCATCAGGCTCATCAAAGAGTGCAACACTCTCATTGCTTGAAACAACAACCTCTGTAGTTACAATTGCAGCAGGAAGCCTTTCAGCAGATGTTAACTCAACAGTTGGAACACCAGGATATGTAACTGCAAAGTTTACAGTTTCATTGGTAGCACCAACAGTTGCGGGTACATACGAAGCACGTATTCTTACAACTCGTCCAGCAACAGGTCCATCAGTTGCGTGGACAGTAACAGTTAAAGCAGCAGATGTTACACCTTCTGCAGCAACAACAACATCAATTCTTAACTCTGGCGAAGTAACAACTGCAACAGCAGATGCCACAGTTTATGCACCAAAGGCTACTTCAGCAGATGCAGCAGCGGTAATCGTTGTTACACCTAAGAATGCAGCAGGCGGAGCAGCAACTGAGTCAATTCTTGCAACAGTTTCAGGAACAGGTATGATTGGTTATGGCACAAATGCTACAACTATGACTGCTCTTGGTCGCTCAGTAGTTATTCCAACAGGAAATTACATTGGTGTATTTGCTGACGGTACAGCAGGAGTATCAACAATTACTCTTACAACCCTTACAGGTGCAGTTCTTGCAACTGAGAAGGTAACATTCTACGGAGATATTGCATCTATCGTAGCAACAGCAGTCAAGCCTGTTATTGCAACAGGATCAAATGCTTCAACAATTAAGGCAGTGGCATATGATGCTGCTGGAGTAACAGTTGGAGCAGGAACACTCAATGCTTTCTCAAGCGATGTTTCAGTGGTATCCGATTCAGGAACTGCAGCAACAATCGTAAATGGTGAAGCAGTGTTCACTCTTACAGGAGTCAAGACAGGCGGAGTCGCTGTAACTGTTAAGTCAGGTACAGTATCATCTGCTCCAGTTTCTACTCGTGTAGAGGGAACTGCAGCAACTGTTAAGTTGTCATTTGATAAGGAAGTTTATCTTCCAGGAGAAGCAGCAACTATCACAGTTCAGGTTCTTGATGCAGCAGGTCTTCCAGTATCTGGAAAGACACACGCTAACCTATTTGCTACAGGTGGAATTGTTCCTAACTATGCATTTGGATCATCATCTGATGTACTAACTGCAACATCAGTTACAACAGATACATCAACTGCTAAGTCATACAAGGTATTTATGCCTTTGGCTGAAAACGTTGTTAAGATCTCAGCAACAGGTGGAACTTCACTTCCACTTGCTGGACAGGTTGTAGTAACAGCATCAGCAGAAGTTTCTAACGCAGCAACAAAGGCTGCTACAAAGGCTTCTGAAGAGGCAGCAAAGGCAGCCCAGGCTGCTACAGATGCAGCGATTGCTGCTTCAAAGGCTGCAGATGCTGCTACAGTACAGGCACAGGCTGCAGTTGATGCAGTTGCTAAGTTGTCTGCAGATGTATCTGCACTAATTGCTTCACTTAAGAAGCAAATCACAGCACTAACCGCTTTGGTCGTAAAGATCCAAAAAAAGGTTAAGGCTTAATTAGTCCAACAATTAAGGGGGTTAGCCAAGTGCTAGCCCTCTTTTTTGTACCTAAAAAATGATATAATAGCCTTAATAGTCATATCACCACTACGACTATAAGGAGTTAAGTATTAAAAAGTTATTGAGAGTAGCATTGGTATTATCCCTTGCTCTATTTCCCCTGCTTTTAATAATTGATAAAGCCCACGCAGCAGAAGGTTTAACTGCTCAGGTCTATAATGTACTAGGACAAAATGGTTCTCCCTACATACCCCAGGGAGCCTCTCCAGTCGTCACTACTAATGTACCCAACATTGACTTTCAGTGGGGTTCTGGGAGTGTCTTAGGTGGCCCTTCAGAGGATGTTATTGTGCGCTTTACAGGGTCAATTAGAAGTGATTCTACTCAAGAAATATCGTTTTTAGCAACAGCAGACGATGGAACAAGACTGTATATTGATGGAGTCTTAGTAGCAGATGACTGGCGTGATAAAGGCGGTGGAGGTACTATTAGTGACCCAATATCATTTACAGCAGGTGTTCCAAAAACAATAGAATTAATGTATTATGAAAATGGCGGGGGAGCAAATGTATTCCTTCATTGGGATCAGTCTGGATCTATGGATATTATTCCAGCATCAGCATTTACTTCACAATCAGCACCAGTAGTAAAAACAATAGGACCTCCAAGAAATTTAACTATTATTAGTGGAGAAACCTCAACAATATTAAACTGGGAAGCACCCGACACTGGTAACACACAACCAGAAAGATATGCAATTAGTTTTAATTGTACTGGGTGCAATGGCTGGGGAATTGCTACTGGAAATGTTGGCGGACCAAATTCTTTAAATACAACAATTACAATTGACCATTCCTTGCTAGATGGTCTTATGCCAGCAGGAACAGTATGGTCATTTCATATTAGATCAGATAACGATACCTTCTCCCTTTACTCTGCAAATTCAAATGTTGTTACTGGTTCTACATATGTAGCCCCTGCTCCAGAACCTACACCTACACCAGAACCTACACCTAGCGAAACATCAACTGTAACATCTGAAACATCAACTGCAACAACGCCTACACCAGAGCCATCACCTATTCCAACACCAACACCCGAAACAACAACTGTAACAACACCCAGCGAAACTACAACGGTTACAACTCCTACAGAAACAACAACTGTAACAACGCCTGCGCCTAGTGAAACAACAACTGTGACAATACCAACTGGGCCAACTGAAGCAGAAATTGCTGCAACAACTGCAGCACAAGCAGCAGCACAGCAAGCAGAAGCAGCAAGAATACAGGCAGAAACAGCAGCATTGATTGCAGCCCAAGCAGCAGCAGCCCAAGCAGAGGCTGAAAGAATTGCAGCACTTCAAGCAGCACAAGAAGCAGAAAGAATTAAAGCAGAATTGGAACTAAAAGAAAAGGCTGACCGTGAAGCAGCAGAGATTGAAGCAGCAAGAATTCAAGCAGAGATAGAAGCCCAAGAAGAAGCAGATCGCATTGCAGCAGAACTTAAAGAAGCAGAAGAAAAAGCAGAAGCAGAAGCAAAGGCAGAGGCTGAACGCATAGAGGCAGAGCGCATAGCGGAAGAAGAAAGACTTGCAGAAGAAGCAAAGGCAGAGGCTGAGCGTATAGCAGCAGAAGAAGAGGCTATCGCAGAAGCAAAGGCAAAGGCAGAGGCTGAGGCACTTGCAGAAGAAGAAAGAATTGCGGAAGAAGCAGAGGCAAAAGAATTAGAAGAAGAAAAGACTGCTGAAGAAGAAGCAAAAGCAGAAGAAGAAGAATTAAAAGAAATAATTGCAGATGCTAAAGACGGAAAAGAATTAACTGAAGAACAAACAGAAATTGTAGTGGCAGCATTGATAGAAAATCTTAAGCCAGGAGAATCTATTTCTGCAGCAGAAGTTCAGGCATCTGGAGTATCTTATGCAGATCTTCCAGCAGAGACACCAATTGAAATTCGTACAGATGAAAATGGAAATGCATTAATTATTACAGCAGAGGTTGCTGCAAATGTAGAATTGGTTCAAGATCCAGGGGCACTGTTAGAAGCAGTTTTCACTGATCCAGGAGCAGCCTTAGCAGCCTTTGGAAGTATCGGTGCAGATATGACTGAAGAAGAAAGAGAAGAAGCAACAGACATGGTTGTGGCTACAGTAGTAGCAACAGGAGCAGCGATTAACGCAGCAGCAGTTGCAGCAGGAGGAGCAGCAGGAGGCTCTGGTGGTGGAGGAAGTTCTGGTGGAGGCTCAGGCAGCAATTCACCAGGTTCAAGAGGAGGAAGAAAATGGTAAGAGTAATAAAAAATATAATGAAAGACCTAGTAGATCAGGCATGGACTCTTCTTGGAATGTTTATTGCCTGGGTTGTATTAGATGGTAGTGCAAAAACAATAGTTGGCTATGGAATCATGGCTACATTAGCACTTTGGATTATAACTAGTCCTATTAGAAATAGAGAGGAGTAAACATGAACAGTATTACAAATATTTGGAATATATTGATGCGTATTGTTGCAGTCTTTGCAGCAAATGCCCTTGCAGTTATTGGTGCAGGAGCAATTGCAGGAATCTCAGTAGCAAAAGCAATGACAGTTGCAGGCCTTAGCGCAGTAGCAGTAGTTGTTGAGAAGTTGGCTCGTGCATTTATGGATGACGGTAGACTCACAAGAGATGAGATTAATGCAGCATTTTCCACCACAGACAAGAATGCAAAAACTGTGCAGGATGAAGCAGTTGAAAAACGCAGATCAAAATCAAAGACAGTATAACTAAACATATTTGACCCTGTTTGACAGCCCCTCCTAGGGGTGGTATACTTAAATATATCGCTTTGGGAGGGGTTTCTGCATGACTTGTATTGCAGTCGTTCGTGATGAAATAAACAATAAGATCTTTATGGCTGGTGATCGTGGTGCTTCAGATGATGGTACTATTCTAGCACTTGATGCACCAAAGGTTTGGAAGTCTGGCCCATACCTTATTGGGTATGCAGGATCAATGGATGGCGAAAGAATTAGATACAACTTTCATCCGACTGCTCCAACAGTTAAAGATACAGATAAGTTTATGCAAACCAAATTTATTAAAGAACTTAAAGAATTTTATAATGATTTCTGGGTAGACACTTCCAAAGACGGAGATCTTGGTTTGATTATCTGTATCCGTGGTCAAATCTATGAACACAGTTCTGCAGATATGTCTTTATCTAAATACACACTTCCATACCTTGCAATGGGGTCTGGTGCAGAATATGCTTATGGGGTTTTGTACGCAACAGATAAGCAGAAAAATGCAAGAAATCGTGTAATTTCAGCGGTATCAGCAGCAATTAAATTTAATCCATCTTGTATGGGTCCAGTTGACGTAGTAAGTGTTTAGGGGTATACTTGTAATATGCATAAAGAAGATGATATAGAAGATGCAGAATTTGGTATCTGGTTAACAAGTGGTATTGAGCGGGGATGGATCTCAGACCCATACTGCAATACCCATGATGGTGGATACGAATATATGGATGAAGAAGAAAAACAAGAATGGGATGACGGTGGCGACCCATGTTGTCATGTAGTCCGTCTAATGATATAAGGAGAAAAATGAAAAAAATAGCAGTAGGGTTCGTAGCAGTAATCTTTTCAACAATGTTTCTAATGCCTTCACAAGCAGCAACTCCAAAGGCTTTAGTAATCATTGATTCATACTTTGATTCAAAGGTATACAATGCAGATGTAACTTGTATTACACTTGCAAATACAACATGTACAGATGTTGTAACAACACAAACTTCCTCACTTTCAAGTGAGATTAATCATGGAAATGCTATGGCTGAAGTTGCCAAGAAGCAAAATCAATCGCTATCAATTATTTTGTTGAGAGCAACAACCCCATCGTCAAAAACAGTTAATCCAGTAAATGCTGGAAATTTTATTGATGCTCTAAACTGGGTAAACGCAAACTCCTCAAAAGTTGGAGCAGTTTCACTCTCACGATACTTTAATGGAAACAAGGCATGCTCTCCAGCAGCCGTCAACACTGCGCCATATGGTGGAGTTCGTGGAGCAGACAATACTATTCGCACTTTGATTTCTACGCTAAACTCAAAGGGTATTCCAGTATTTGTTTCAACTGGTAACAAGATGGGTGCAAAGGTTGACTATCCAGCATGCATTACAGACACAGTTTCTGTTAGCACTGGTGGAAGAAACTCACAAGGCAATATTGTTAGCGTTAACGCATTTGACATTAACACTGATTACTTTGCTTCATCTGAAGTTGTAAGTTACACCTCAAATGTTTTTGGGCTAATCCCACAAACAACATCATCTGCTACCGTAGCAGTTGCTGCACAATGGCTATCAACTGGAAATCTTTTAGACAAGGTTGTTCCAGTTAATAAGTAGTAGGTTTTGGTCTGTAACTCAGTTGGTAGAGTGGCGAACTGTTAATTCGCAAGTCGTAGGATCGAGGCCTACCAGACCAGCCAAGTCTCCATCGTCTAGGGGCCTAGGACGTTGCCCTTTCACGGCAGTAGCACGGGTTCAAATCCCGTTGGAGACACAATGCGGATATTGCATAGTGATAGTGCGTAACCTTGCCAAGGTTAATGTGCGGGTTTGATTCCCGCTATCCGCTCCAAAGTTTGGTATAATAGTATTGTACTGCCTACGGGGGTACATTAACTTATTCGCTTGAAAGGGGAATAAAATGGTAACACAGTTCGCAATGGATCTATTCAATGATCCTTTTTTTATTGGATTCAACAGAGAGTTGGGTCGTCTTAATACAGCACACAAAACAAACACAACATCATATCCTCCATATGATCTTCTTAAACTAGATGAAGATACATATAGACTGTCTATTGCAGTAGCAGGATTTGGAAAGAATGATATTGATGTATCAGTAGACAATGGAACTCTTATTATTAAGGGTGAAATTGTAGAAGTAACAGATGCAGAAGTAGTTCATAAAGGCATTGCAAGTCGTAAGTTTACACGATCATTTGCACTAGGTGAATATATGGAAGTATCTTCGGCTGAATTAAAGGATGGAATGCTACATATCAATGTAGACCGCATTATTCCTGAAGATAAGAAGCCTAAGTCTATCAAAATCAAGTAGTATACTTGTATTGGTCCCTACACAGGACCTTAGAGATGGTAATAGTTACCCATTATATCTACCGTGGCCTAGTGCCTGGAATGCCTGTGTAGGGCTTTACATTTAGGTGTATAATTAAGATCTATGTCAGATAAAGAATTGGCAGTTTATAATAAACAGCAATTCAAGATGCGTCTTAGACTAATCAAAGAGGCAAGTGGTTGTGTTGACTGTGGAGAATGTAATCATATAGTTTTAGATTTTGATCATCTTCACAACAAAAAATATAATATTTCTAGGATGATTCACGATGGATTTTCTTGGGCAGCAATAAAAAAAGAAATAGAAAAATGTGAAGTAGTGTGTGCAAACTGTCATAGGATAAGAACTTACAACAGGTTGACAAGCAAGACTGCTTAATGCTATAATTGAAATACTAACTTTAGGAGGTTATATATGGCTGTCAAAGGCTCATTAGAAGCAATCATTGAGATTGCAAAGAAAGAAGTTGGAACCATTGAAGGTCCCAAAGATAACGAGACAAAGTACGGTAAGTGGACTGGAATGAATTTTCAGCCATGGTGCCAGTCATTTGTTTCTTGGTGTGCATTCACATCTGGCTTAGATGCAAAGAAGTATCCAAAATCAGCATCAACAGTAGCAGCATCAGATTGGTTTAAAAAGAATAATCGTTGGGCAGATGCTCGTAATGACGATCCAACTCCAGGAGACTGGATCTATTTTGATTTTCCAGATGACGGTGTAAATCGTATTTCACACGTTGGCATTTGCATTAAGAATAATGGCGATGGAACAATCCAAGTTATTGAAGGAAACACTTCAGGAACTGCAAAAGGAGACCAACGAAATGGCGGTATGTGCGTAGAAAAAACTCGTGCATATGTTAAGAACAACAAGAAGAAGTTACTTAACGGAATCGTGGGTTGGGGCCGTCCAGTATATGCTGGTGAAGAAGGTGCTGCGCTGCTTTTAAAGGCAGAGGTAACAGTTCCTACAGCATCCAAGAAACCTGTGGTAGCCAAGGCATTGAAGAATAAGTAATGCCAGCATACGAATATAGATGTACTAATACTTGTGAGGGTGTAGTCATTAAAGTTCGTTCTATTAAAGAAGACGATCCAGGGTATGAGTGTGAAACTTGCACTCTACCGCTGGAACGTGTGTATTCTAATGTAACAGCAATTTTTAATGGTACTGGGTTTTATTCTACGGATAATAAAAAATGAAAATAACTTTTGTTCCTGGCACAAAAAAAATAGAAGATGCTGTTACGTTTCCACAGCCAGCAAAAAACTTTATTCCAGATTGGTATAAAAATATAAAATCAGGAAAAGATTTTTTTAATGTAAAAAAATGCATTCCTTTTTTAGACTCTATGTCTAATGGATATATTCAAACAACTTGGTGTGACATTATTGTTACAGAAGAAGAGGATGGACCTAAAGTTGTTTTTGATAGCGAGGTACCCATATTTGGAAGAAGACCAACATCTGATATGCCAGTTGATAAATATTTTTATGACATTGAGTTTGTATGGCAGAGACCTTGGTCAATAATATTGCCAAAGGGATATTCTGCCCTTATAGTCCATCCTTTAAATAGGATTGACCTACCTTTTATGACACTTTCAGGAATTGTTGATTTGGACAAGTCAATACATGCACCAATAGGCAACATACCGTTTTTCATTAAAAAGGGTTTTACGGGAACTATTCCTGCTGGTACTCCAATGTTTCAAATATTGCCTATAAAAAGAGAAGATTGGAAGTCTGAAACTCAAGAGTATAATGATTTTTTTTGGGAAGAAAAGATAAAAGAAAAACAAAATTTTTCTGGTTTTTATAAAAAACAAATTTGGCAAAGAAAGTCTTTTGAATAAGGTTTAACACAACCTGTGTTGATAACTAGAGAAACTAGGAGTATAATATGAATATGACGATAACAGAAGAGATTGTAGAAAAGCAGTGGACTCTTAAGGCAACAGACCGCTGTGATGCGTGTGCAGCAGAGGCACTAGTTAAGGTTACTGGTATTAGTGGAGATCTTTTGTTTTGTGGTCATCACTATAATAAAATTATGGAGAATCCAGAATCTTATAAAAAAATGATGGCATTTATGATTAGTGTTATTGATGAACGAGATAAATTAGTTAAGGAATAAAAATGATTATTCAGATTATGGGTCTTCCTGGTTCTGGCAAAACAGAATTAGCAAAGGCTCTTAAAGAGCGCATCAATGCTATCCATCTTAATGCAGATGAGGTTCGTGCAACAGTCAATTCAGATTTAGGATTTAGTCCTGATGATAGAATTGAGCAGGCCCGTCGTATGGGAGAGATGGCAAGGCTTATCTCTAAACAGGGTGTTGCTCCAGTAATTGTAGATTTTGTTTGTCCTACTGACTTAACTCGTGCAGCATTTGGTAAACCAGATATTCTTATCTTTATGGACACAATCGCTGAGGGTCGTTTTGAAGATACAAATAAAATGTTTGAGCGTCCAGAAGTTGCTGATTTCTATTTCACTAATCACGAATTAGAACCTGAACAAAAGGCATCTCGTATCATTGAAAAGTTTAGACTGCACGATTGGTCTGCACCTACAACCCTTATGCTAGGTAGGTACCAGCCTTGGCACGAAGGCCACCACGCCCTTTATAAAGAGGCTGGCAATAGAACTGACCAAGTGCTTCTTGGAGTACGCAACACCTACAACACAAGTGAGAAAGATCCACTTAAGTTTGATCAGGTAAAAGAATATATTGCCAAGGATGAATTTATGGATGGGGCATTAGTACTAAGATTACCTAACATTACTAACATTGTTTATGGTCGTGATGTAGGATATAAAATTGAACAAGTAGATTTGGGCGCAGACATTCATTCTATTTCTGCTACACAAAAGCGTAAGGAACTAGGAATTTGAACGTAACAAAACAAAGATCAGCATTAAAAGCAATTACCTGGCGTATAATTGGAACAGCAGATACTTTTGTTATTTCATGGGTTATAACCAAAGAGCCAGTTACAGCAGGAGCAATTGCAAGTTTTGAGGTATTAACAAAAACAATTCTTTATTACTTCCATGAGCGTGGTTGGAATAAAATTAAATGGGGGAGAAAATAATGTATGAATACTATGTAAGAAAAGTAGAGAACGTAGTGGATGGAGATACCATCGATGTTCTTATTGATTTAGGGTTTGATATACTATTTGCATCCCGCGTTAGACTGGCGGGTATTGATACCCCTGAGTCTCGTACAAAGGATCTTGCTGAGAAGGCTCTTGGCCTTGAGTCTAAGGAATACCTAAAGAAGGCTCTAAAAGATGCCAAATCTGTCGTGATCAAGACTGAGAAGATGAACTCAACTGAAAAATTTGGTCGTGTCTTAGGCTGGGTATATATCAATGGAGACACAGTATCTCTAAACGATATGATGATTAACGATGGTTATGCTTGGGGATACCTAGGAGATACCAAGGTAAAAGATTTTGATGAACTTGCAAAGGCTAGAAAGAAATCTGGTAAGTGAGACACATTCTTTACTTTACTGCTGAGTGGTGTAACCCATGCAAGAAGGTAAGGCCAATTGTTGAAGAACTTAATCGTGAATCTGCTGATATAAGGTTTCAAATTGTTGATGCTGACTCTGAAATTGATCTGGTAAAATCATTTGAAGTAAGGTCAATTCCTACATTTATTCTTATTGAAGATGGTAAAGAGATAAAAAGACTCTCTGGAGCACAGACAAAAGATCAACTGTTAGGGTTAATGAACAATGAGTGAAGACTATACTGATATTTTTGATATGCTCATTTTAAATGGAGCAATTGAGGTTATAGGTCTTGACCCTATATCAGGTGAATTTTTATATTCAATGACAGAAAAGATGATTGAAATCATGCCTGAAGTTTATCAGGAACATCTTAACCAGGTAAACCACCAGATAATGGGTCTTTGGGAAGATGGCTTTGTTACTGTTGATTTGCTAGATGAGAACCCTATGGTCAATCTAACAAATAAGGCATTCATTCCAGAAGAATTATCAAAAATGAGCATAGAGTCCCTAGAATGTCTAAATGAGATAAAGAGAGTTCTAGCAAAGTAAATTCTGCTATAATCAGTATATAGGTCTAGGAGGATCGTCATGCCATATAAAGTGGGAGCAAAAGGTTCGTTCGGGTGCTCTGGCTACCCTGCCCTTAAAGAGGGTACAAATGAAGTAATGGGTTGCCATACTTCAAGAGCAGAAGCAGCAGCACAAATTTATGCAATTAATCGCAGTGAAGGTAACATAGGTAAAGCAATGCCTAACCTTAAAGAAGGCGACTTTGCTATGACCGCACATGGTGGAGATGAAGAATTTCACATTGGACAGGTAGTCCATGTTATGCGTGAAGGTATGCTTGGTTTGCCTGGTGGAGAATATACACTTGAAGCAACTGCAGAAAATCCAGCAGTACTTATACAATTATTTGAACAAGATGAAAGTGGACTATGGGAAGCAACAAGAACGTATTCTGCATGCACAATGAATTTATTTATTCCAATTGATCCACTTCCAGTAGAACCAGAATTAACAGTTGAAGATATGCCTAACATGAATTCACAGCCAGACCTTATGGATGCTTATGATGCCTCAATTGGAAAAGCAAAGAAGCCTAACTATGGAGCAATGATTAAGCCACGCAGTGGTGGATCTTCTCCTGCAAACCCAAAGTTGTATGCAAGAGTTGTTCAGGCAGCAAAAGATAAGTTTGATGTGTATCCTTCTGCAGTGGCAAACTCTTGGGTAGTTCAAGAGTATAAGCGTCGTGGTGGAACTTACAAGGCTGACCAAGCATCTACAACAAAAAGCATTTGGAATGGATTTTTTGATCCGAAAGGATTTAATAAGTAATGCCAAAGAAAAAAGCAGGAGCATTTAATGCAACACAAATTAAAGATGGAAAGATTGTTCGTATGAATAAAAACGGTACAGTCAAGTCTGTAATTGGCGACTATTACGTAACACACAAGAAGGCAAATAACAATGGCTGATACATACTCACCTACTTCAGGAATGAAGGCTGCTGCACGTCGTGCACTTAAGTGGAAAGAAGATGGTAAGGCAACAGGTGCTGGAACTCCAGTAGGCTGGGGTAGAGCAACAGATATCGTTAATGGTTCTGCAATGTCTCTTGATACTGTTAAGAGAATGTTTTCTTTCTTTTCTCGTCACGAAGTAGATAAAAAAGGAAAAGGCTTTTATGATGGTCCAGAGTTTCCTTCCAATGGTCGCATTATGTGGGATGCTTGGGGCGGAGATGCTGGATTTTCTTGGAGCAGAAGCATTGTAGAAAGAGAAAAAAATAAAACTGAAAAGTTGTGGGCTGGAAGTCCATTTAGTATAAGGGGTAGACAATAATGGAAGATCTAACAATAGATGAACTAAAACAATTAGTTATCTTTTACAGACAAAAGTCTAATGACTTAGAGTTTGAAGTACTAAAGTTTCAACTAAAGAATGCAAGAGTGCCCGAAAGTATTCAGGTAGATAAAAAACCCAAACCATAGGAGGACTTAGTGCTATATGTCATAACCTTTGGCTTGACAATACTTGCTTCTTGGCTTATAATTAGAGTAGTAACAAAAAATAAGTACAGAAAATCTCATAGAATTATCTATCGCCAAAGCGATATGCATAAAATGATGAAAAAGTTTTTTACTTATGAGTTACCAGAAAAAGAAGATCCTTCTTCTCAGTTGCAAAAGCGAAGAGAAAAGGACACAATTAAGGTATTGGTTATAGAAGATCAAGCCTATTGGGTTACTAGCAATATATTTTATGTTGCTAATGTAGAAAATGGTACACCTGTACCAGAAACTGCAAAGCCAGTAGACACAGCCAATATGTCCAAAAAAGATATTCAAAAGATGTTATCTATATTAGATAACTTAAGGGGTGGAAACAAAAATGATAGTGGCAGTTCAAGGAACGACTGACTTTAATGACTACCAAATTTTTTTGCGTGCAATGAGCGTTGCTCTTTCTGGCATGAAAGAAGATGATAAAGAGTTTGTTATTTATTCGGTTGGCCCAGCAAAAGTCAACTCTTTTGTTTCAGAATTTTCTAATCTTTCTGAAAGAGGCATGAAGGCTCGTGGGAAAAAGATTAAGTTCTATAAAGCACCTCAGTCATGGATAGAAGAAAATATGAGTTACATTAATTACTTTGCATTTTTAACTACTACTAAACAACAAAATTTAAAACTTGTTGAACAAGCAGAACTTAATAATGTTGAAGTTGGAATTTTTAGATACTAAAAGGGGTAAAGATGATCATAAAAGACTTAGGTACAATGGAAAAAATTGTATCAAAAAATAGCGACCTAAAGTGGGTTGGCTGGGATGTTCTAGAACTCAAGAAATCAAATCTTGGCAGAACTGACGTAAATGGTATTCGCATAAACAATCAATGGTACATCAAAAAAACTTTTAGTCCTTCTCGCAATGGCTGGGAGATTCCAGGCAAGTACAAGGAGTAAACATGAAGCAGCATCTATGGAAAGACGATGCTCCGTGCAAAGACCTTGATACTAATATCTTTTTTGATAAATATGAAGATGAGCCAGATTCTAGATTTTTAGTTGATGCCTTGTGCATGCAGTGTCCATTAGCAAGAAAATGTTTTGCTAACGGCGTATCTGGTAAAGAGTGGGGAGTTTGGGGTGGTGTATACCTTGAAGATGGTAAAATATCTAGAGAATTTAATAATCACAAAACTAAAGCAGACTGGGCAGATACGTGGCAAATTTTAACAACGGACAAATAAGTGTATACTGATTCAATGAAGAGAGCATTCCATGCGGTCCAAGCACCTAAAGGTTTTTCGGTTCAACTTATTGACAATGAGCACTTCCTTACTATTAAATTAGATGAAAGACATTTTGCTGGTCTTACACATGATGAAAAGATCGCAGCATTGCAATATGTAGTCCAACTAAAGAATGCTTTAGAGATGGAAGGCGCTATTGTGCTAGTAACTAGAGAGGTTCTAAAATGATTTATAAACTTGCAACTGTTTCTTTGTTGGTAGCATCTGTAGTATTTTTATTGTCATATATTTATACTTTAAATAAGTTAGTGGTAAGTAAAAAAGTTGCCAGCAAACTGTATGTTGATAATTTTGCATTAGAACAATACATAAAACTATTGCAAGACTCTAAGTCTAACAACACAGATCAAGAGGTTCACAAGGAAAACTTTTTAAAGTTCTTATCTGATTCTAGAGATTGGGCATTTGCATATATAGAAGAGGTTCAGACTGGTCTAACAGAATTTATTGAAGATGTTAAGCCAGAAATAGAATACTTTAGAGAATATGGTGACATTATTTCTATGCAACCAAATTACCACTCAATGAAAAAGATTTCAGAATCATATGATAAACTTATTAAACTATTGCCAAAGGAAGAAGAGGAAGTAAAGTGAAAGATATTTTGTTATCTACACTAACAGGTTTTGGGTGCGGTGTCGTGTTCGCAGCATTCAAATTGCCAGTTCCAGCACCACCAGTTTTTGCGGGAGTCGCAGGAATTATTGGTCTATGGATTGGCTTTACAATACTAACACGAGTTATATCCTAGGAGGAATAAAATGAATACAGAACAACTAAAGGGAATGCTAGCATCATATGGTCGCTCAGTTCTCGCATCAGGTCTAGCACTCTACATGGCTGGCGTAACAGATCCAAAGGATCTATGGACAGCACTTGTTGCTGCTATCGCACCAGTAGCAATCAGAGCAATCAACCCTAATGACAAGGCGTTTGGCGTATTGCCAGATGCTAAGGAAGTAGAGAAGGCTCTCAAGTCTGCTAAGGCACCTGTAAAGAAGAAGGCTGCAGTCAAGAAGGCAGCACCAAAGAAGTAAATAGTAAAAATAGTTAGGGCCAGTCTATTTAGGCTGGCTCTTTCTATGCTACGATAGGAAAATATGTCAACAACAGCGCTAATAATGTGTACGTATATTAGGTTTGAAAACCTGAGTGCTACATTGGCCTGCATAAATAATCAAACAGATAAAGATTTTGATTTTTATATTGTTGATAATTCAAATCAAAACGAAAAACTTTTAAAGTATTTAGACAAGTTTAAAGGCAACTTAAATATCTCTGTTCACAATTACTCAAATTACTTTAAGCAGTTTGCTAGGTTTCTATTAGCAAGAGATCTCGCTGAAGAAGGATATGAAAAAATAATATTTATTGATGACGATGAAATAATTCCAAACACCTTTATCCAGGAATGTCATAGACAATATGAAAGCGATTGTGTAAAATCTTTTTGGGCACATAAGGTTAACTCAAGATATAAAAGAAAGATTAAAATTGTTGGCAATGAGTTAGGTAACTATGCTGGTACTGGTGGGCTTATTTGTGATGCTAAACTTTTTCTAAATGAAGACTTCTTTGACTGCCCTGAAGAGTACTGGATCATTGATGATCTGTGGTTATCTTATTATGTATTAAAGTTTACAGACTATAAGATTAAAGAACTCAGAACAGATATTAAATTTATTAAAGATAGAAAAGCAACATTTTTAACTCTTGGAGACTTGAAACAAAAGTTTTCCGAAGAGTTTATCCTTCCAGAATCTGAAGGTATTGATCCCTTAGAATAGATGGGTCAAAGTTTTCAAAGCCAATTGTTGCAGCCTTTTCTTTTTGTGCCTGTTTGTCACTGTTAACATATCTATCAATTCTTTTGCCAAGTTCTCTAGCATCAGCCTCATATACATCTAACTTAACTCTTGTCATAAGTGTATTAATCTTATTTGATGGTATTAGCCAATCGGATGGAAGTACTTGATTATTGGGGGATATGTCAGTCATAAATACTGGAAGGCCACTCATAAGCGCTTCATTCATTGGCAAGCATAGTCCAGCGTATCTTCTTGGAAGAACCATAGCATCAAAACCATCATACATTGAAGACCTACTATCAACGTTACCTATTTCAACAGTAAGCCTAGAGTCTTGACAATTAATATCAAGTTCACTTTGGCTTCTAATTACTAATTCATAGTCGGCCTTTGAATGCCTCAACATATCAATTACGGTTTGAGTACCGTTCCTATCTTTGGAAGCAACTTTCCCACCAATATGAAGAATTCTTTTATGATCTTTTGCAAGATTATTATTTCTAACAGTGGCAAACTCTTCTGAGTCAATTGGCGGCGGTATATGAACAACAGTCGTATCATTACTAAACTTACTAATAACCTCATCTATCTTCCAGTAACTAGGAGAAATCATATAGGTTGGCAAAGGCATATCTGGTTTATTTAGATGATCAAGAAACTCATAGTTATACTGCATTAAGGTTTTGACCTTACGCCTTTGGGCCAAATTAATAAAGTGTGGATGGTAGAAAGTTTCACAGGTTAAAACAGAATTTAATCCATCCATAAATATAGCAACCTCTTGCTTAGTTGGAAAACCATTGGTCATTGTTACGTTATATCCTTGATACCATTCAGGATATTGCTTATTGTTATTAAATTTTGCAGAGTTAATTAAAAGAATCCTATCTGGATTTAACATTTTAACTAAATCCCTTGTCTGATTTCCTAATCCAGTGTTGTCACACCTTGCAATTATTCCAAATGTCACTCTGTGTATCCCCAAGCATCATCGTCTGATGTAAACTTTCTCGTACCTGCACGACCATCAAGGTGATATGAACGCTTAATACTTCCTTCTGGATGATAGATCCACAACTTGTGCTTATCCCATCCATCATCTTGGACTACTCCGTGAAATTTATCTTCAATAAAAGTTTTCTCATCACAAGCAGGAAGAACCACTTCTCTATAGTATTTAGTTAGACTAAGGTGTGGCCTTTGACTCCACTGAATGGTTTTCATAAAGCCATCTTCAAGACCAAGCATAAGGTGATCATGTTCAAAAGGAATAGATGTTTCAAAGTGAAACCTAATAGTATTAGCCTTCTCATATTCAAGCATGTCTAAACAGTTCTGCCAATCAATCTCAATGTCAGGAGTTAGTGGAGCATCTCCTTCAACATAAAGTATTGCTGCTGTTTGAATATCATCAATAGTTTTTTTCATCATGTCTGTCTGATGGCTATGCTCATCAAATATTATAGGTAAAACATTTTTCCATTCATGTAAACACTTCCAGAGAACCCTACTTTTAAATTCATCGTAGTCATCCTTACGGGCTAATCTTTCTTTTCTGAGACCATCAAGTTGCAGAATGATTTCATTGTCCGTAAAGTGTGATCTTATTGAGGCTATCGTCTCATCAAGAATAAAAGTATCTGGATGACTTGGAATAACTGAACTGACTACTATAATTGTTACATTATCTTTGTTCATAAATGTCCTTCATTATCTCAATAGAAAAATCTCTCTTGTATTTAATCCACCAACACACAACCTGATGCATATTGTTTGGATAATCACTAATAAGGTTAGGAAGCATTTCTTTTAAGTTATTCCAGTTATCAACTTTTTCAATTGGAATTCCTGCAGGGTAAACATAATTAAAATAATCAATCATTTCACCTTTAGAATCAATAAGATCACCAACAGGTAAAGCCAGCATTTCAATGGCCTCAAAAAATCTGAAGGTGTCTATAACTTGGGCACCAGCGGGGGCTGGAACAACTCTAGCCTTTGATAGGGTGCGGTAGTACTCTTTAGGCTGTTCTCCCTGTGCAAAGCCCTTTGTAGGCTTATAGAGGGCATTGGGAAGGTCTGGCATAACCTCTGCTAACTGTTGTCTACGCTGATGGGTTATTTGTCCACCAAAATAAATGTCATATTCTTTAACAGGATAATCAGGTAGGTTAGACTTTAAGTGCTGAGGTGGACCAATAAAAAATTTATTATATTTTTCATGTTTTTGATGTGGGTATTGAACCCAAATAGAAATATTAGAGTGACTAATTTTATCTACATTAAATTGAGCGCTTTCATCACCAGTTATAAACAAGACAACTCTATCAAGGTTTTTTAATTGGTTTGATATTTCTTTTTCTTTACCAGCATTTCCATGTCCAGGAATAACAACAAACCCACGATCTGCTTTTGGTATTTCTTTTACAACTATCTGACTAACATTATTTTTTTCAAATGTTTCTTTAAGTAATCCATAGTCCCATTTACCATCCGCAGCATCAAGCGGATCAATAGAATATATGTATGCATTAGTCATTTTGTAGCCCTAACAAACATCCATTCAGGATGCATATGATTTGTAAATATTAAGTTTTTAAATCCTGCATCACTTAATATTCTGTCAACTTCAAACCTTGATGTTTGATAAGAGTATGGAGAGTTCTCTTCCCCAACAACAAACTGAAAGAATAAAATACCATCAACTTTTAATTTTTCATAAGCAAGTTTTATGTAGTTAATCTTTTCTTGGTGTTCAATATGTTGAAAGACTAACATTGAATATACAAGATCAAGGTTGTCTGCAAGTTCTTGATACTTTATGTTATCTCTTTTAGGTGCAAGGTTTATCATTTCATCAGATATGTCTATCCCATAGAAGTTACAGTCTTTGTGCATATCTGCAAAAGGAACTAGCAGTCTGCCTATTCCGCAACCAATTTCTAAAACATTGTTCCATTCGTCATTATTATTTTTTATAAGATCCAAAAATGTTTCAGTAGTTGCCCACTCATCTGCAATATATTTATACCTTACATCTGGATCTTTAGCAGCGTTATCCCAAAAAGTTTTAGCATGATTCATAATAAAGATGCACCTCATGCTGGTAGTCTAAAATTATTTCAGTATATCCTAATCCCTTGATCCAGTGTCTAAGATTATATAAAGATTCATCCCATTGCTGTAACATAAACTCAGGGTGTCCAGATAGCCAAATCTTTGGTTTGTACTCTCTAAGCACCTTCTCTGCACCTCCTAGCACCCTCCATTCACTACCCTCTACGTCCAATGAAATAGCGGTAGGTGGTTTAATTCCATGATCATATACACAAGAATCTATAGTGATTTGCCCATAGGTATCTCCTTCAAGATACAATTCTTTAAATCCATGTGCTGCTTCAATTACATCATTAACTTCTGGGGGCCATTCATTGTAATATATTCTAGAAAGTTTATTTATCTTGTCAGATGCAAATCCAGGAATACATACCATGGGAATTTCTAAATTATTTGCAGTCCATGTTGCAGGAAAGTGCGACCAAACTTTAGGGTTTGGCTCAAATAAAACTACTTCTGCACCCCACATTTGACATAGTGCTGGAAATTCTCCTTCTTCAGCACCAACGTAGTAAACAACATCTTCAGTACCAATGTTCTCAGACATATGTTTTAATCTTGGTTTTTCCCACCCATGTGGTTCATACCAGTCTGGTCTATCTGCACGATGCTTAGGCAAGATCATTTCAAACTCTCCGTTTAAAACTGCTTTAACCATTTCTGTCATTTTTGCAACCATTCTATTAGTGATACCTTTGGCATCCATCCAGTTAAATTTTTAAACTTAGAGTTAGACGCAAGAGTTTCTTGAACCTCTCCAACTCTTGACGGGATAAACTTAACATCATTTGAAATCATATTAGCAATATCAAGTATAGAGTAGTTATTTCCATACCCAATATTATATACTTCACCAAACCCATCTTTTGTCTGAGATGCAAGGATGTTTGCTTCTACTACATCAGATATGTGTGTAAAGTCTCTGCGTTGAGATCCATCTCCAACTACCGTTAATGGCTTTCCTTCGTGGTATTGTTTTAAGAATAACCCTATTACTGGTGCATACTGACCTTTAAGGGGCTGTCTATTTCCGTAAACGTTAAAATATCTAAGGGATATAGTTTCTAAACCATACAAGTTATAATACACTCTTGCTAAATTTTCCCCAAAAACTTTTGCTGCGGAATAAGGTGTTAGTGGATCAGACTGCTGAGTTTCTGTGTTTGGAATAAAGGACTTTTTTCCATATGCAGAAGATGTGCTTGAATAAATTAGTCTACCTACCTTGTTAACCCTACAAAGTTCAAGAACATTGGCTGTTCCTACTGCGTTTGATTGAATAGATTTTTTAGGATTTAGTATTGCTGGCTGTATTCTTGCATCAGATGCAACGTGAAATACGCAGTCAATATCTTTAAAGAGTGGGGCAATCAGATCATAATCACAAATATCATACTTATAGTTTTGTGCTTTATCATTCCAATAGAATTGTTCATGACACTCTGCAGACTCATCATCAACACAAATAACATCATGACCAAGACTAATTAACTTATCAACAAGGTTTGATCCAATAAATCCAGCACCACCCGTCACTATACAGTTCATTGTATTCCTAACTCACTCATAATGATTTTCCATCTATGGATGTATGTATGCTCTTGCTTAGTTTTTTCATGGCCACTTAACCTGATACGCTCCCTATCAACACCATTTTCAAGATACTTGTCTATCTTAGTTCTTAGATCTTCTAAGTTACCGTGTTCATAAAAAACAATTTCTTCTTCATCAACAAAGTAATCTTCTAAACCTTTGATGCGAGGGTAGATAGTAAATCCTCCACGACCAGTACTCTCAAACAACCTATCACTAGTGTAATAAGGATAGTTAAAGTTAATGTTAAGGCTATCTCCTACTGCCACCTTACTTTGTGCGTATATCTTATTTAACTCATCACCACGCACAGTCCCAGTATCTCCATCTCCACCAACGTGAAGAAATCTACTTCCATAAGTCTTTCTTAGAAAATCTATAAGGTCTGATCTATACTTATGCTCGTGGTGATATCTCTTGCTACCCACAAATATTACGTCATACTTAAACTTATCTGGGTCATAATCCTTATGAATATAACATTCTTTATCATAAACTCCTGCAGGAACAAAGTGTCCCTTTACCTCTGTGTTTTCGTTAAACCAGTCAGCCATCAATTTATCTACTGTAAAGAAGTGACCAATAGTTTTATAGAAGTTGTCATTATCAAGATCTTTCTGGCGATCAAGTCCAAACCATAAATCAAGGTGATAGGTAATTGTTTCTACCCCTGCCTGCTTTAACTGAAGTAGTACATTATCCATTGTAACTCTTCCGCTTGTCTCCCAGCCATGCGTATGTACCCAGATAAATAGGTCTGAGTTCAAGGCTTGGTCAAGAATTACGTGGCTTTTTGCTTGCTTTTCTTGCAATTTTACAACGGTATGCCCAAGAGATTCAAGACTCTTAGCATGATGATTTTCACTACTATAAGAAACCTCAAAGTTTCCTAGAAAAACAATTTTAGCCAACGAATTACCCCTTTTAGTTTCATTCTATTATAGCATCTCTGGTAGGATTTGAACCTACGACCTACACCTTAGAAGGGTGTCACTCTTCCGCTGAGTTACAGAGATTTAGTACACCAGGTAGGACTTGAACCTACGATAGCCGAATTATGAGTTCGGTGCCTTAACCAACTTGGCTACTGGTGCTTAATTTTAGGCTTGGGCATTCTTTCTTTAATCAACTTAATAACTTCATCAATGCCCTCAGCATATGCTTCAGCATCATCTTTAGCCCACATTAAATTACCATCCTGATCAAATGATGAACCACGATAAACTAAGTAGTCATACTTATGTTTTTCAAATAATTCAATCAGTTGTTTGCGTTCTGCTGCAATAGACTTTGAACATCCACTACAAGGACAGAGCCAGTCGCCACGAGCAGAGGTTTGATTTGGATCAGCCACCTATTAATGCTCCCAACAATAGACCAATTAAAAACATTCCAAGACCAATTGTCCAATGATAAGACTTCATCATATAATCTTTAATAATCTTATCACGAACTTCATTTGGCACATCATAATTGTTTTCCATAATTAAAGTTACCCCACTGGCTGTCTTGGAATCATCATACTACATTTTTCACAATAATCATATAGCAACCCAGTAAATGGGCATGCACCACCATAGGCTAGTCTGTGGCCGCTTATCTTACACTTAATAAATTTAATAACATTCATAATCATTTGATTTCGTTTTGTCCTCTCGCAATAGCAGCAGATATAGTAAATGCTTTTTGTGTACGACGGGACTTATTTAAACCCTTTGCTGCCCAAAGATCAGATGTAGCAAGAATATCAACTGCTATCTGTTCTCTGATTTCTTTTACAGTAAACACAATAAAGTCCCATACCTGCTTCTTTTGTTCATCGGTAAGTTCTTCTGTCCAGTTACTCATCTGACTCCTCTTCAAATTCTTTTAATGCATTTTTATTTTTAAAACAATAGTTGCAGTCTCCATTAACTATTTTAGATCCGCAATCTATACAAAACATATTAGTCTCTACTTCCATCCCAATCGCCAATTTTTGTAGTTGATATGCCGTGCTCAAACCATAACTTTAATACTGCTGGATTATCATCAATAGCATGAATGACATTCCACTGCTTCTTAATCTTAGCAAGGATCTCACTCTTTACTTCATAGTCAGGTCTAAAGTCACCATCTTTACGCATATACAAAGCGTGGTGTCCAATATCATTTTTTGCTAGCCAATATGAGGTAATGCCCCGCCAGTATTCATTACGAGAAGTAACAACGATAACATGATTCTGATCAAAGAAAGTTTGATTAACCATCTCAACTACTTCTTGATTTGGTTCAGCATTAACTGATTCAGAATGAAACTTATCGTAATCCTTCTTAAAGTCAGGACTCTTGTGTATATTTCTAATGTAGTGTAGGTACGGCTCAACATTTGCTAAGGTACCGTCAACATCAAATATAACTGCATTATGCATTTTTTAAAACCCTTACTATATCGTGGAACTTGTCAAAGTCACAAACATTTCTGCCAAAGTTAGCAAACCTAGTTGTGATAACAATATTCTCTTTTGTATAATCTCCATTAACATCAATCTTATCTATGCTAGGACACATAGGGTGCTTTGGCATCCAATCAGGGTGTGACTTATAGAGTAGTTCTAAGTCTAAGTCTACACCAAACCAGTAGCATTTGCCAAGTTGTCTATCCCAAATCTCTTTTAGTTCATCTGGTGTTACATAAATTTTAGCGGGGATCCATTGATGCTGATTAGGACCAGATAAACCACCCACACTAGAGCCTTTACCTTCCATCCTACGCTTATTGGTAGAAGAGTTTATAACATTCCAGTTACCCTCAGAGTCTTGGCGAACACCGTTTGACAAGATGGTTGACCATAACTTTTTAAAGTAATCACGACTCATCTTTTCTCCAGTGCATAAATGATTTAATATAAACTATTCCATATGCTACCGCTGCAAATATAAAACCATATTGCTTTGTTGTGAGGGCATAGACAATCCATAGGATCTCATTTAAGCACAGAACTAACCATCCCCAGATAGTCTTGCGACCAACAAGGAAGATTCCAGAAACGCCAATAAAGGCTAATACCCACGACCACATATTACTTGGAAGACTCTAGCGGCATTACCGTTTCGCAAGGACATATAATTGATTCTGGTAATTCGTGAACCTTGGTATTAATAATTATAGAGGTTTTGCAATCTGGACATTTATAAGTGTTTTTCATATACTCAGTATAGCAAACTTTGGCTTCAGGTGCAAGTGTGGTATGATTAAAGTATGTGTAATACTTGTGGTTCAAGACTAACACCCATAGCCTATGGAGTTCTTAATCCTGATATTTTAGAGATGGCAAGATCTGGTCATGTTATTATTGGTGATTCAGATGCTATTGATAGACCCGAATTTTATTGTTCTACTTGTACTGAGGCTTTTTAAAATAGTTTAAAGATTGATTGGCCATCTCGTTGGCTTCCTCTTCTGTATGACAATACCCAAACCCAAGAACTTTGCCTGACTTAGTTAATGTCCACTTCCAAGGAATTGGCGGTAGATAGAATGCATTTTTTTTAATGCTACTGTAATCAAACTCTTCAATCTTTATCTGGAATGTCATAAACAGACCTATAGCCTTTACTAACTAAATACCTTGCAATTTCAAGGTTTGCTACAAAATACCCAGCAAGCATACCAAATAGGAACTTAAGCATTTACTTGCTTATGATCTTTTTTAAGATGGTTTGTCAAAGTTTCGTGTGCAAAGGCGGATCTAGACTCAATTTGTTTTTTACAAATATAGCATATAACTATCCTAGCCATAACTATCTCCTACCTAATAAAATCCACAGTCCCAAAGACATGCAGAATAAACCAAACAATACAGAACTTAGTGTCATATACTAAGTATAACAATGTTACTTAGGTTTGTCAAGCCTATATACTGTACCCCACCTAAGATAGGGCTTATAAAACCAATATGATACACGTGCATGGTATCTACATACAATGCCATAGTCATCATGATCACTATAATGTAAGAACTTTCCTAGATGGTAGTGTGCAGGCTTTTCGCATAGATTAGCAAACCACCTAAGAGGTAGGTTGTTCGTCTTGTGTTCCTTTGTAGACTTCCCTAGGAACCCATCTGACTTTTCCATCTTTATACTCTCTTTCATAACCAAGGGACTTCCAGTCCATCTTCATAATCTTTGGCTCTTTAATCTTGCTTCACCTTATATGTCATTGCAACATAGCAAGCGACATATCCCATAAAAAATGCGGGAATAAGAAATAATACATTAATCATTTTGAACCTCCTTTATCATATAAGTATAGCACTCTGCACAGTAGGCACCACTCTTTACTACCTGAGTAGCATTAGTACCATAACAGTTTACACAGGTAATGCCAGTCATTGTCTATGCCGTTTCTTGTTTCCATACTTAGCCTTAACATCAGACTTGGCCTGATCTACAATAGCCTTCGTAATCTCTTCAACTGTAAACTCTTGGTCAAAAGTTTGTTCAGTATCCATTTAAACACTCATTTCTTGTATGGTATAAACGTATTTTTGTCATAGTTTTTTTGTTCGGGGCATACAATTCTTCACCACAACAAGCAGTCTTAAGATACCACTCTTTGGCAAAGAAGTCATAGACAAGACCCTTAGCATTAGCATATTTCTTAGTTACAAAGGTTTGGAATGGGTCGGGGATTTCAAGGTTTTCTAGCATAAGCACACCATATCCTACCATCAGTCATAGTCTGGTGAGTCTCCCAAAATAAAGGATCTTTATGTGCCATCTCACATTTAATGCATTCGTTCGGATTCATATCTTTAGTATAGCAAGGTTTGCCAAAAAAAGCAATACGGAACTATTATGGTATAATGTTTAAATGGCTGTGTTGAGTATAGAAACCCTTTTAATTAAGTTTGGATCAGGAAAATCTCCAAGATCCCAAGACTACCTTGATCTTATAGATACCCTTGCTGACGATAGAAATGCTGTATATTTTTCAGGAACTGCCCCAGCAGATACGGCTGCTAATCCTCTTTGGTTTAACACTACAACTAATGTTCTTAGTGTTTATGATGGTGAGTGGATAACTGCAGGTGGTGCACAGGGTCCAGAAGGACCAGCAGGTGCACAAGGAGCAACAGGTGCAGCGGGAGCCACTGGTCCACAAGGCGAACAGGGTATCCAAGGTGTAAAAGGTGATACAGGAAATACAGGAGCCACAGGTTCGGCTGGTACTAATGGTAGCAATGGAACAGATGGCAAAACTATTTTAAATGGTAGCGGAACTCCATCAGCAGAAACAGGTGTTAATGGTGACTTTTACATTGATACTGCAAATAATTTAATATTTGGTCCAAAAACTTCAGGTATATGGGGTTCTGGTACATCCATAGTAGGACCTACAGGTGCTCAAGGAAGTACAGGTGCTCAAGGTCCGCAAGGAGAAACAGGTGCAACGGGAGCCACTGGCGCTGCAGGAGCCACGGGTGCAACTGGAATGATTCTTGCAGATGATGACCAAAGCATTTTAGCACATCAGGTATTCGGATAAAGGAGAACAAATGGCAACATATTCAAAACAACTTCTTAGCGGAAGTACAAATGGTAAAGGAATTAAGGTTGCAGCAACTGCAACAGCAGGAACAGTTATTCATACTGCCGTTGCTGGCACATCTTCATTTGATGAGGTTTGGCTCTATGCTCATAATACTTCAGCAACTGCAGTTAAACTAACTCTTGAGTGGGGCGGAGTAACCGCACCTGATGATCACATTGAGATAAATATAGGTGCCGAAGGAACAGGCATGATTCTTGTTTCCCCTGGCATATTACTACAAAACGGTCTTGTTATTCGTGCCTTTGCAGGTACAGGAAACGTTCTTAATATATTTGGATATGTAAATCGGATTGCATAAATGAGCAGATATGGGCAAAGAACGCAGTTGATAAAATCAGCAGGCAACGCTAACCAAGTTGGTTCTTGGTTTGGAATTGATTCTACCCCCCCTCCTACCGTTCCAACAACCGTTGATTATCTAATTGTTGCAGGTGGCGGTGGTGGTGGTGGAAGTTTTTCTAACACAACAACTGGTGGAGGAGGAGGTGCTGGAGGTTTATTAAGTGGTTCAGCAAATGTTTCTGTTCAAAACTATACTATTACTGTTGGCGCTGGTGGTGCAACTACTACTGGATCTGCTGGAACTAATACAAATGGAGCAAACTCTTTAGCATTTGGACTTACAGCAATTGGCGGAGGGCGCGGTGGTTCTTGGGAAGGACCTTCAGAAACTACAAGAAGAGCCTTTTCTGGAGGATCTGGTGGAGGTCAGTCTGATACATCTAACCCATCTGCCCAATCTGGCGGTGCTGGAACATCTGGCCAGGGTAATGCTGGCGGAAACGGACCTGCTTATGCTGGAAGTACTCAGATGGGTGCAGGTGGCGGCGGAGGTAGTGGAAGTGTTGGTGGAAGTGGTACTGGTAATGCCAATGGAGGAAATGGTGGAAGTGGAACCTCTTCAAGCCTAAGCGGAACAAGTCTTATATATGCAGCAGGTGGTGGCGGAGGGGTCGGAAATGGCGGTACTAATGGTCTTGGTACTGCTAATGTTAGTGGAAACGGTGGAACCTATTTAACTAATGGCGCAAGTGCACCTGCTAACCGTGGCGGTGGTGGTGGAGGTGGCGGTGGTACACGAGTAAGTGATGACGCTTTTTCTGGAGGAACTGGTGGTAGCGGTATTGTTATTATTCGTTATTCTAATATATTTTTTGATTTGGCATCTATTGGAGTTGGTCTTACATATACATACCAAAACATAGATGGTTTTAAAATTTATACATTTACAGCAGGAACAGGAACGGTGAGTTGGTAATGGCACACTATGCTTTTTTAGATCAAAACAATATTGTTACTGATGTTAT